AAACAGTTTAAGTCAATGGAGTACTTCTATACCGTTGAACACTCAATTTATAGTTTTAATTGATAACTTTCCAGCAGGTTTAACAACCCAAGTACTACGTAATTTAGAACCGGTAGTTAATTCAACCGGATTTGATATTAATTTACCTAAAGTAACTACCACTAATTTTAAAAACCAAGGTATGGTAGGTTGTATATTTGCTAATCAGTTTAGTATACCAGACGATTCGGTAATAGCAGATAAGGCCACAATACCTAATAATAGAGGTTTTATAGCTGGTTCTGTATTAAAAAATAGAGGTAATTTTGGTAATTTTAATTTAAGTTTACGGGAAACTAATACATCATTTGTAGACTTTGTTATAAGACCATGGGTTATTATGGCATCTCACTACGGTTTAGTAGCAAGAAACCCTGAAGATGAGGCTGAACGTTTAAAAGACCCAAAAACGAATTTAACCATTGTCCAGTATACACGTAGTAAAGAAGGTTTATCTCAAATACCTAGAAAAACATGGAGATTTTATAATTGCGTTCCAACATCTATTTCTAATAGAGATTATTCTAATAGTGAAGATGAAGGTGTAAAGAATTTTAACACAACTTGGACATTTGACAAATATGAAATAAGTAGTAATCTATATCTCAGCGTTAATGAGATGTTAAAAAATATAAATCCCTTTTATTAATGAACTCATATTACTTTGATGATTACAAAATAACCGAACTAAGTTATTTTGAATATAAAAATTTGGTTAAATCATTTTTAACTGATGATCTACAAGTTTTAAATAAAATATTTGAGAAATTATACAAGGATAATGTTTTTACTGAAAAAAAACCTACAGCTTTTGATAAATTAAAATGTTTGTTACATATCAGATCATTAATTTTAGGAGAAGATGTAGATCTAATTTATAATGATAAAAACTATAAACTAAATACCCAACATATAATAGAAAATACCCATATAGAAGAAAGGGATTTAACATCAGAAAATTTAGCTTTCAAAAATTTTGATACTTTTTTTATATCAGATTTAACTAATGAGTTATATAAAAATTTAAAAAGCATTAATTTAAATGGTAAAAAAATAGACTTTAGTAATTTTACCTTGAATCAAAAGGAAGAAATATTGGATAATATTCCCGATTTAAATTTTTCCCAAATTGTTACGGATTGCGGTAATTATTTAACAAAAAGTACTATTCAAGTATTAGATACAAAGCTATCAGTTTATAATGGAGATGTTTTATATTTTTTAAAAAATATTTTTAACACTTCATTAGAAAACCTTTATGATTTTGAATATATTTTAATAAAGCAGTTAAATTTAAATACAGCTGATTTTAAAAATTACAGTTTTACAGAGTTGAAGATATTTTATAATAAAATAGTAAAGGAATTTAATGCTCAAAAAGAATCTTCATCCTCGACTGGTATAAATTTAAACCAGCAGTAAATATATATACATATGTCTGATAATTTTAAAACCGTTTTAAATGAAATTAAAAATTTAAGGAAAAATTTAAATTTCTTCTCTCCTTCGAATAACAAAGAGTTACAAATTTCTCCGTTATCTTTGAAACAACAAAAATCTATTATTGAAAATGGTTTTTCGTCTAGTTTATCTGTTCTATTCTTTAACGTAACTTTTTTTAATATAATTAAAGAGAATTTTATAGGTGATATTAAAGATCTAAATACATTAGATAGAGTCAATATATCACTTTCTCTTAGACAGAAGATTTCAAATGAATATAAGGATGAGGATAGTAATACATACAATATTTCAGAGGTTATCGAAAAAAATAAAGAAGAAATAGTAATAGAAGCAAAAGAAGTAGTTACTGAAAATTTCACTTTTAAACTTAAAAGTCCTAATTTAGAAATTGATAATAAAATTAATAAAATTTTACTTAAAAAATATAAAAATAAAAAACTTGATGATGGGGTTATTAACCTTTTAATAAGTGATTTATATGTATATGAAATGCTCAAATTTATCGAAGAAATTAATTTCGGTGAAACAACTATTAATATACAGGATGATTTAGATAATTCATTGAAATTCATTAATGAAATTAATACATATGAATTAAAGGATATACTAAAGTATATCAATGAAGTTAGGGATTTAGAATTAAATTTAAGTAAAATACCGAAGACTGATACAAATATTAATATAACTGCAGACTTCTTTATAGTACAATAGTTACCCTAAATAATATTGATGGCAGAAGCTACAATAGGGGAAGCACTCGGAATAATTTCAAAGGTCTCAGTCGATACTGATAACAGGTTAAAAACCTTAGAATCAGCTATCGGTAAGACTATAGGTGCAAGTAAAGGTGGTGGTAAACTATTCCAAACTGAACCTAAGAAAAAGGAAAAGTTAGTTAAAGAAGTTACACCTGTTATAGTTACTGATTTTGGTAGAAATGCTGAAAAAGATTTAGCCGTACTAGGCCCTGGTGAAGCAGGTGAAGAAAAAGGAGGAATAATTTCAGGTGGTTTTGACTTTATAAAGAAACTACTTGGACCTGCGATGTTAATACTCGGTGGTCTTGGTGCTTTAGTCGGTGGTATTTTTGCTGATGGTGGTTCTGGTATACAAGACACTCTCCAAGCTATAGGTAAAGGTGGTTTAGTCGCAGGTTTAAAATTAGCAGCTAAAGGTTTAGGTACTTTAATGAAACCTTTACTTAAAAAAATACCACTTATAGGATCATTAATAAGTTTCGGCTTTGCATATTCTGCATTTCAAAATGATGATTATGTCGGTGGTATGTTTGATTTGGTTAGTGGTTTGACTGGTTTACTATATTTTGTACCTGGTGCACAACCGTTCGTGTTACCGTTACAAATAGGTATAGATGTTTTAAGTGCCATGTTAAGTGCTAACACTGAACAACAAGAAGGCGAAACTCTCGGAGAGGCTAAATCAAGAACTTTAAAAGATTTTATGGGTAAAATATTCGAAAAAATGAAGGGTGTATTTCCTTTAAGAAATTTTATAGCATTAGGTACTGGTGTTGAAGAAATATTCTCAGGTAATATTTCATCAGGTATTAGTAAAATGGTTACAGCTTTTCCAATCTTTGATGTACTGAACTTATTTAATAATTTATTTCTTGGTGGTGAAGGGTCGGTTGATGATATGTCATCTGGTATAGGTTCAAAAATTAGTAGTTTAGCAGGAAAAGGTAAGGATTTTATAAGTACTTTGATTGCACCTATTAAAGATAAATTTCCTATGAAAAATTTTATAGGTATTTACGAAGGTATAGTTAAAGTGTTTGGTGGTGACTTTAAAGGAGGTTTAAGTCAAATTGGTAGAAATGGTATGCCAGTATTAGCAGCTATCGGAGACTTCTTTTTCGGTCAATATGATGAAGAAGCTGGAGGAAGAACAGAAGCTGGTTATAAAGATGCATTCGGTAAAATGAAAGATTTCTTCGGGCCGATAAAGGATAAATTATTAAAGAAAATGTTAAGTTTCTTACCTGATCAGCTTTTTGGGTTTAGTGTAAGAAGTAGAGTAGCTGAGGCATTAGGGATAAATTTAGGACCGGTCGAAGACGATATGGAAGCGATAAACGCAGCTCGAGATGCAAACACTAAGGAAATTTACGGTGAATACGCAGGTATGTCAGCAGCAGAAGAGATTGCCGCACGAGGGTTACCCCGCATTGCACCTGACCGCCCGGGTGCGATCACCAAAAATATAGAGGACGGTATTATTACGAAACAAGGGGAAGTTGTAATACCGGATTCTCAAGATACTTTATACGCAATGAAAGATGGTGGTCCTTTAGGAAAAGCGTTAAATAAGACACCTAAAATGTTAAGTAAGTTGATAGATGTAGAATATGATGCCTTAAAATTAATGCATGAACAAAATATATTACTAAGACAAATATTAGAAAAAACAGGTTCAGTTTCACCCTCACCAGCCCCTCAATCAAATGAATTAAAGAATTTTAACCAAAGTGGAGATGCTTTTAGATCTTTACAAATGGGGTATTAAATTTTACCATAGTTTTCCACTAACATTAAATATTTATAATGCCTGATCTATACAGTTTTACATTTGACGACGAAAAAATACTTCCTATTTTAACAAGAGGTACTGCAAATACTGTTGATCCTTTCAGTTATACAGGGGATGGTAGAATATATGGTAAAATTAATAATAGCTCTACAGATCCAATAGATGTGATAAGTGATTTTCCTTGGACAAAAAGTCCAAAATCGTCTAGACAAGATATACCAGCAGCATATATAAAAGAAAAAAGATTATTAACTAACTCAACTTTAGCTAATTTCTTTTATGGTATTTTAGCCGGGGCAGATGTAATAGAAACAGGAGCTGATAGAGTTAAATCTGGTAATGTTCAAGTAGGTTCAGAACAACTAAATGTTTTTGACAAGTTAGAATCTACAGGGGTTTCATTTCCTGGGGTAAAAGATGCATTAATTAAGGGAGCTGAAAAGGCAGGTTCAGCGGTTAACGGACTTAAAGATAAGGCTGCGAGGTTTTTAACTAATGCTAATCAAGTAGATAATATACTTAAACCATATAATGGGTTATATTATACTGAAGATACCGGGTTTAAATATTATCTACCTTACTTAAGTGATAATTATCTCGGGGCAAACAATACATTCTCTGAAGATTCTCAAAAGTTAGCAGGGTTAGATACTATATCCGAAGTCTTACAAACAGGTTTCGATGCAGTGCGTGGGTTAGCTTTCATGGATAAACCTGGTGTATATGTTGAACAAAGTAAACAATATCAGTTTGGTCAAGATGGTAGAACTTTTGATATAACATTTCCTTTACTTAATACAGGTTCTTATGATGATATTAAAAGAAATTGGCAACTTATATTTGGTCTAATATATCAAAATAAGCCAGGAAGAGTTAATAGAAATTTATTAGAACTACCAGTTATTTACGAATTTTATATCGAAGGTATGGCCTATATGCCATATAGCTATATATCTAAGATACAGGTAGATTTTATTGGTAACAGAAGAACAATGGCAATTGATATACCTAGTTTTGGAGATGTAGGTAATAATGAATCTTTAGGAGACAGAACAAAAATTAATTCGATTATACCAGATGCATATAATGTTAAACTTTCATTTGTAGGTTTAAATAAGGAAACTAAAAATTTCTTAATACGTAGTTTAGGTGATCCAATCATAAAAGTTAGAGAGAAAGGAGAAGTTTAATGTTAGGTAAATATCAAAATAATATAAATGAACTAAGTAATTTAGATTTAACTCGTTATGAAAATATATTTAAATTGTATAATACAGGTGAAAAAAACTTTTTTTATTATAATATAACTAAAAAAATATCTATACCTGATGATATTGACGAAAGATTATTTTATCACGTTATATTACCTAAAGGTACACCGTTAACGACATTATCCTATAATGCGTATGGTACAATTGATTTGTGGTGGGTAATTTTAGTTTTAAATAATATAACTAATCCAATTAAAGATTTACCCGATGGTAAAAAGGTACGACTTTTAAAACCTCAATATATCGAACAAATTCTCGATTCAATTGAAAAACAATTATAATGAGAAAAGATTATATTAAAAACAATTTAACCGGGGCTGAAGCGAAAGCTAATTCGTTTAAAATTGATAGTCAATTTTATCATATAAAAGCTATCCTTTTAAATCCTGATGGTGAAAGGTTAGATCTATCAAAAGGTTCTCTTTATAATATATCAATAACTGATGATCTATTTGACCCATTTTTAAAAGCTGAAATAATGCTTTATAATGATAACCATAGTATTGAAAGAACCGTACCAACACCATTAAATTCTCAAAATGGGTTTACATTCAGAGGTGATGGTAGGGATGTACTATTTTTAGAAATAATACCGCTAAAAAGTACTAAAAAAGATTATAAATTAGAAGAAGAAAAAGAATATAATACAGTGTTTTCATTACGTAACTTATTTACCGTCGTTGAAGATACTGATACTATTATAGAAGGAGCTTTATATAAGAAATTAAAATTATATGACCTAGACCAGAGAAAATTATTAGAAAAAAATATATATTTTAATTCAATTAACACTTTGAAGGTTTCTGAAACTAATACTTTATCTGGGGTACCTATTTTTAATTTAGATAACGATGAACGTGGTAATTATACTGGTATAATGCTAAGGGAAATACTTAAATTTACTTTAAACCAAAACGATCAAGATATATTTTATATTGATGGTTCTACCAGCGGATCAAAAAATGTAAATTATATAGATTTTGAAAATGGTTTATCAAAAATAAATTATTGTAGCAATACATATAAAAAAGCAATGGACGATTTAAACTATTTGTATGATGCACATATTAGTAATTTAGATTCAAAAGATTTTAGTATTTTAAAAAAAGATTATTTCACCGGTAAATATACTTTAATAAATGCAAAAAGTTTTTTCGATAGAGCAAACGATGGGGAGAATAGTGGTACTTATACAATAGAAAAAATTAATATTTCAGGTTCTGGTAATTTAAAAATTAGTGACCAGGGTGGTAGATCTCCAAAGAATGCACCTAGCTTTAATGAAAAAAGTCAAGCTTTAGATGTTAAATTTTACAACACTAGTTTTGATATATTAAATGAAAGGGTTAATACTAAAATTATACATGAATATAATCATAAGGATAAAACCTTTAATATTATGCAAAAAGATAGTAACGTAATAAACTCTAAAGATAAATTTAATGATTATTACGTTCAAAATATGCTCGGTAAAACCAAGCCATTTCCATCTCAAATTAACACTAATCTTAAAAAATTAAATTTTAACTATGAAAACGTCTATAACTTATATGGTGGTAACGAAAACGTACGTATAAGTAAAGGTTTAAATAAACTTCTTAAAAATACTATAATGTCTAATTTAGGGGTTGAAATAACATTAAAGGGTCAAATGTTTAGAAAAGCTGGTAAGTTTATTTCTTTAGACAGGTCAAGTATGGATCCAAAAAATAAATTTGATGATAGATTTATTGGTACATACTTTATAATTAATGTTGACCACAATTTTATAAAAGATGATTTATATATTAATAGGATATTCGCAGTAAAAACTTATTACTTTGATAATTTAGAATTTAATGAGGATTTAGACTAATGGCATTTAACAAAAAAAATATTTTACCAGACCTTTCAGATACCGTTGTTAATGGTAGTATAAGCTTCTATGAAAGTAGTGAAGAATTATTAAACATTTTTAAAGATGTTTCTTTAGATGTGGTTAATTATTTTATTGAATTAGATGAAACTAAAAGTTCAGATAATGTATTGAAGAATTTAACTCAAAAATACATTAACTTAAATAATGCGAATATGATAATAAATGGTGCCGAATTACCAAATAATTATAAGTTATATTTAAATGAAAAATTTCAAAATTTACTATACATATTCAAAGTTGTTATATTAAAAAATGTTAGCAATATAGACCAAAGTGTTTTTTCTAACTATTCTGATGATATCGGTATGACTTTGGAGATTAATCATAATTTAGGACTAACCAATACCCCAATATTTGATACATTTTATAATTTAGAAGCATCCGGTGCACCAGTTACTTTACCTCCTATAATGTTCAATAAAGTTAGTAAAAACGTGCTAAAAAACTTTAAAAAAATGTCTCTTAAAACTGATGCGTTATTAAAAAGAAATATGAGAAATATCGCTGGTTATAGTGTTGAAAATATTTCAAAAACCCCACATGGTGTAAATTTAGTTTACGATAATTTTGAATCTTTAAATAGGGGTAATATAGTAAACTTAAAAACAAGTAAAATATTTGAAGTATTTGGTGAAAATTTAGGAGACCTTATTACGTTTTATAAAAATTTAAATATAAGAGAACAACCAGATAATAAATCATACCTAGTTAGCTATCAAAATAATATTGAAGGAGTACAAAACGTTTTAGATATATTCAACAATAATATATACACGACTACGACTATTAATAAACCCTTTTCAGGAGGTTAATCTTTACTAACGTCGACATCAATTATTTTAGCATCATCAATTAATTGTTTAAGTAGTTCTTCTCTATTAATAGTTAAACCAGCCTTTTCGTTATTGATATCTTGTAATTCCCTTTTACTTTGTATATCCATTTCTTTAACTTGTATTTTAGCTTCATTAGCCTTATTTTGTAAAAGAATTTTATTTAAACTCTCAATAGCTGATGCAGATGCTCCTATTAATTTACTTAAAGCATCTACATCTCTAGAATCTGGAGCTGAAGTAATAAATTGCTTAACATCTTCAACGTAATCAACACTACCTTTAATTAACTTACCAGAATATTGCAGTAAAAAATCTTCTAATTTTTCTTTATCTAGGTTAAAATCCTGGTTTTCTAATTCTTTTTGTGCAACGTTTACCCCTTTTAATTGAGAAAGTAAATCATCAACAACAATATCTACATCATTATCCATTGTAAGAATATTTATTCAACTAGTTGAATAATTAAACTAATATATTATAATAGGTATATATGGAAGAAAAAGTTATAATTAAATTTGTTAAGACGCATCCAGATGCTAAACTACCTACTAAAGCTCATAATGGGGATAATTGCTTTGATTTGTATGCTGTTCAAGGTACTACTATTAGACCAAGTAAATCAGATGCAGTAGGTAATGTTAAAATATCCAGCGGTGTTGTACCTGTAGGTATTACAGTAGCATATATAACTCCAGGTTACGGTTTCGTAATCAAACCAAAGTCAGGTCTTGGGTTTAAACATAATTTACAACCGCATTTAGGTGAAGTGGATAATGGTTATCGAGGGGATTGCGCAGTTAAGATGTATAATTTTAATGATGAAAAGTATGTATTCGAAAAAGGTGATAAAGTAGCTCAGATCAAAATTGAAAAAATTTATGATACAACTATTGAGTGGTCTGATAGTGTTGAAGAAGCTCAACGTGGAGATGCAGGTTTCGGTTCCTCTGGTAAGTAATGGGTAAAGGAGATAAATGGCGAAAAGGTCATAGTTTGAAGAAGTTCGGAGATTCTTACGATGGTATTGACTGGGGTGGTGATAAAAAAAGGAACTCTGATATAATTAATTATGGGAAAAGTAACAAGACAAAAGATAACCGAAAGAAGAGTCGGTAATGCGAAGGTGAGAAAGACGGTAACAGTAACTGTTACAAAGCCATCAAAAAAGAAAAAATAATGTTTAATAAATTATACGTAGAAAAGTATAGACCTAAAACGTTATCAGATTTGGTATTATCTGATAGTAATAGAAAGTATTTTGAATCTATTACTGAAGAGATACCAAATCTGCTTTTTGTTGGTACACCTGGTTTAGGTAAAACTACATTAGCTAGAATATTAGTAAATGATATTTTACAGTGTCAATACCTTTATATTAATGCTTCTGATGAAAATGGTATTGATACGATACGCTCTAAGGTAGTTGGCTTTAGTCAGACTAAGTCTCTTGATGGGAAACATAAAGTAGTCATCTTAGATGAGGCTGATGGTATTACCCTCGACGGGCAACGCGCACTACGTAATACAATGGAAGAATATAGTGGTATGACTCGGTTTATACTTACAGCAAATTATAAGCATAAAATTATACCTGCTATTCAAAGTAGAACACAATTCTTCGACTTAATGCCTCCGTTTGATGATGTAGTTAAAAGAGTTGTTGAAATAGTGAAGCAGGAAGGTATTAAGATTGAAACTGATCAGAAACCTAATTTTGTGAATGTAATTAAACAAAGTTACCCTGATATTCGTAAAGTATTAAATAGTATTCAAAAAGCTACTATTAGTAATATCTTTACAATTGACCATAGTGTAGATAGTAAAGATATAGTTATTGTTATACATAAGCACATTATATCTAAAGATTCTTTAAAGCTAAGAAAGTATCTAATTGAAAATGAAAATGAGTTTCAGGGTGATTACCATAACTTAATGAAGCAGTACTTAAATTATGTATACGCTTCTAGTTTAGATGATAATAAAAAACGTCAATATATAGTTACTATTTCAGATCATATGTATAAAGACGTATTTGTATTAGATAAAGAGATTAATGCGTTTGCATGCTGGGTCAATCTCGAGAAGATTTAATTAAATAATTAAATGAAACATGATTTAAACCTAATAGCTGAACAATATGATGTAGTTTGTGAAGAAAGAAGAAAACGCAATGCAGTTGACAATCTTCAAACAGCTCTTGATGTACTTGGTCTAGACCCTATATTAGGTGTCGGCCCTGCCGCAGATACAGTAAACGTCGTAATATCTGCACTCAGATCCGGATTAGCTTTAGCAAAAAAAGAGAATGATATAGCTAAAGAACATATAGTTAACGCTGGTATATCCGCTATATCTTTAATACCATTTGCAGATGTAATTAAAATATTAAAATTCCGTAAATTAGGTAAACTCGCAAGGCCAGCAACTAAGTTAGCTGTTGTAGGAGGTAGAGCTGCTAAAGTATACGGTGCGAAAAAGAAACTAGAGAGAATTGCTAATTCTAAATCTGAAAAATCAGATCAAGATAGTATCGATATCTAGAATTAGCAATCTTCTTCGTCGCTAATCTTTATTTGATCTGCTTTATTTAAAGCAGCTTGTCCAAGTTTTTGAAGCTGCTCTGATGTAAGGTAGTTTAAAGCTTTCATTAAACCATCAAGTCCGATACCGGCGGTTTTTGCTGCTACTCCAGTTGCTGCTAATCCAACTTTACCAATCGTTTTACCAGCCATTTTAGCACCGCTTTTAGCAACGTCGCCGAAACCTTCTTGCACTTGTGTGTAGGCTTCTTCTATTAGTTGAGTGTCCTTATTTTTCATAAAATTAACCTTTAATTGGTATATACTGCGAAGTATAACTTTCATTAACTGCGGGTGATTTAGTCGCTGGGGATGAAGGAATCTTAGTATTTTGACGTGCGTTGGAGAGGTTTGTCTTTTTAAGGCTATCCCCTTGTTGTGTCATTGTTTGTTGTTGCTCTTCATTCTCTTCTGCTTCTTTTGGATCAATTTGTACCTTGTTGTCGTATACTGTATCAGGGTCAACTGGCGTTCTATTGATATCGGCATCAATAGGTTCAAGCATATCACTCGTGACCGTAACTTGACCTTGCTGATCTGTTAAACCATTAGCTAATTCCTTTGCAACAGTAATATAGAAAAAATTCCCCCTATTATCACTGTTACCTGGTGCCGATGAAGGGTATTCAGTAGATATATTTTTTACTTTATAATTACCATTTGAATTAAAATAATCAGCAATATATTTTTGCTGTTCTTTATTTTGATTCTTATAACCCTCTTTAGATTTATAATCACTAGCTAATTTAACTAAACCACCGGTAGTGAAGCCGCTATTCATCTGTTTTTGAATATTTTCTATTAAATTTAAGAATTTCTTTGCCATAATATATTTATATTTATGTTAACTAATAGTTTTTTCTATAGATTTCAGTGCTGATTATAAATATTATAAATGGCTAACGAAATTAATATATTTGCAAATTTTGATACAACTGCAGTAATTGACCCAGAAAGAGAATATTATAATTTACCTCGAAATAATTTACCTGTATTAAATCAAATTACAGCCGCGGCTAGACTTACGATTCGAAATAATGCCCCTCTTACTCCCCTTAGTGGTATGGGTCAATTGAAATTTTCTACCACAGGTATCGATGGGTATGGTTACGATGATCAAACATTCAATTTTGATAAAAATTATTTTTCAAATCAAATTATATATTTTACTGTCAGGGTTAAAACTTTAACTGATTACCCAGCTAAATACGTTAATATTTTAAATTTAGGAGATGGTATTTTTGAAGACAATACTATAAAAGTAGATTTAGTTGATAGTTTCAATAATACGTTAGCAGCTACAATTTCTAGTGATTTTGGATTACTTTCTTCTTCATCGGGTGGGTTTTTTAAAGGAGCTTTCAGTTATAATGGTATTGGTAATAATCTTAAAGTTATTGCAAAAGCAAATTCAGATGCACGTCCTCTCTCCGGTGAAAGTACTACATTTAATATAGTTTCTAGTGGAAATACTAAAGAGTTTCGTAAAATAAATGAAGATAATAATCAAAAACAAAACTTTTTAGATTACCTTTATCAACCAAATTTAAAAAATAACCCTAAATTCTTTATTGATATAATAGGTCAGATTGTAGGGGATGAAAAGAACCCTAATACTTTAGGTGTTAAAGTTTACGAAAAAATATCTAATTACCTTTTAAATTCAGGTGATATAGATTATGCTAATGTAGATAATTTAATTAGTAATTTAAAATTGATTGATAGTAATGTAAATAAATTTTCAAACGCATACCCAGCAAGTTTAAAGCGAATTGTTGACTTTTTTAGTGTTAATCGTTCTAAACTAATACCTATAAAAAATAATTTTAATCAAGATTTTGACAATGAAAATAGACCTAATACCGGTAGGGGTAAAAATCTTGGAACTGAAGTAAAACTTTCCGATACTCTTTCTGGTGGAGATAATTTTAAACCAATAGTTGCTTATGAAAAATTTAGTAAAAGGTATATAATGCTTAATACTGATCCAACAAGTTCATTTGGTTTTAGATATTTAGGACCTAATAAAACTTTTCAAATATCATCATATAATAAAAATTGGGGTTGGGGATTAGTATTACCTAAAGAAATTGCTAATTTTACATACATGTTAGATATTACAGGTAATAATTTAGTACTACAAGATGGTTTCAGAATTTTAAATGAAGTTGATGGTATATCGACCGATGAAATATTAAAATATTATACATTTTATAGTTATATTTCAACTACTAACGATAGTAATTTATTTGCATTTTATGATGATTCTAATATAAACTCTACTAGTGATATAACATCATTAAGTGCAATTAACAATAGTATTGATGAAATATTGCTTAAAGATATATATTCTGGAACTAAATTAATTTAATTGAATTATTGTACTTATGTTTTAAATACATGTATATGGAAATTGATATATAATTTTCATTATAAATATTAATAAATGTCTTTATCAGCTACATATCACGATTTAAGTGCTTTTACACCTATCTATTTTAAAGATGAGGATAATAAGATAGAATTTATTAATCAAGATAAATTCACCTTACAAGGCCTTAACCTATTAACTTATAATATTAATAAAAGTGCTAATGATAGTTTTGTAAAAAATTATACAGTCAATAATTTAATAACAAATAAAAATTCTAATGATATATTTACATTATCAAATAAAATAGATACACAAGACTTAAACACAAGGTTAGTTTTTAAAAGTACACAAAATTCAGTAAGTGCTGGCTTTTTTACACAAGTTATAACTACAAGAGATGATAAAGATTCAATAATAATTTTTGATATAGATTTATCCTCTATTAAGCTTGCACGGACTTTTAGTGATAAATTTTTAGTAGATTTCATAGATAATAATTTTTGTACAGTTTCATTATTCGATGGTAAAGTGCCTAAATTTATGTTTGCTGGTGGTGCTGAGAATTTAATATTTAAATTTTTAAACCCGACCCAGATCCCATTAACTGCTAATTACTATTTTAATTATTTTTACGACGCAAATAGTAATGCATTAAGACTTTATAAAGATAATAATATTGTAACAACAATTACAACAATTCTTACTACTAATGTAAGGGCGATTTCAACAAACGCGACTGATGGAAATGTATTTATAACCAAAACCCTTTCAACAATTATACCTACTTTAGGATTAAGCGGTCTTAATCCTAATACTATACGTAATGGTACGATAAGAGTAGATAATGAACTTAATTTATTAAACACTAATAATATAGACCAGTTTGTATATTACGATTACAATGAAGGTAATAAACTTTCTGAGGACACACTTAGTGGTATTAATTATGATTTCTTAACTTATTATACCTATTCAAATATTATTAGTGCAGATAAAACTTTTGCTAATTTAAATTTCTTTAATTTAAAAAATCATATTTCTGACAATAATGTTACATATGGGGGACCATTAGAAAATAGAGACGATAATTTAGAATATAGAGGCAGAGAGTATCAAAATTTTACAAATCAAACCAGTAAAGAAAAAGATTATGATAATATATCTTTAAACTATACATTTTTCGATAAAGAATATAAAATTGGTTCTAAAGGTTATACACAATTTACTTTACCAGATAATTTATTCCCCTTTAGAAAAATTAATATTAATGATACAGGTCTAGCTTTAAATGGTTCTTTTGCAGCATCAAACCCTTATTTTAGTGATAAAGTCTTTAAACTTACTGATAAAAATAAAAATAATTTACAAAGTAGCTTTATTGAAGATGAAGAGTTTTTAGTATTGGAAAACGATGTAAGTTTATTTGTATTACAAAGCGGTGATTTATTTGGTTTTGAGACTATAAACAGTATAGAAGATAATGATATATTTGGAGATTATTTATGTACTTGGTTAAAAGGTGATGGTATTCAAAAAGGTGTGTGGTTTGATAGATATTATTTACCAAAAGAAAATTCGTATACTTTACCATTTTCTGGTGAATTAAATCAATTTAATAATTCGACTCAAGCTGCTAAACATTTTGAAGATAATCAAACAGATTCAATTTACTTTGATTTAAAAAGTAATCTGACTTTTGAACCAAGTGCTTCTTACGGTTATCAACGTATCAATAAAAAGCAAATTGACACTTTTATTGATTCACAAAGTGATAAATTATTGGTAGATTCCTTTACAATCCAAACATCATCAGTACAATTACAGAATATAAATCAAGTTGATCTTAATACAATTAAAGGTTTTGATAATATAGACATAGAAGCCATACCAAATAGGGATTTTAATATTGGGTTTGAGTTAGAATTAGATACATTATCGTCTCTTAATTCATTTCAACTTTTTGGTAACCTGTATGAGGATGGGTTTACATTTAGAAATAACCACTATTTTACACCATTTATTTTTATCCCGCAGGGTAATGAGCTGCATATTTATGATAATAATTTAAAATTATTGAGAACAAACAAATATGATAGTACAGACAATATTATTGATGTTTTATATTTAGAACAAAATAATAATATAGTTTTAGTTTGTGATAATAAAATAATTAAAACTAATTTCTTTGGTGAAACATTAAATGAAAGAACTCCAGTTGTTGATGGTTTTACTAGTGATATAATATTAGAAATTATAAAGGGTTATAAGAGTAGAACCTATCACGGTTATAATAATATATTCATAATAACAAATCAGTATCTTACAGAAAATTTTATTGTAGATTTAGATTTAAATAATCTTGTACCAACTGAAAATTTATCTTTACAGGGTCAGTATAAAAGTAATCCGCTATCTGCATCGCTTCATAGTATTATACCTGGACTAACCGGTAGTTATAGATATCTAATAGGTACAGAACCGAAAAAACTAAATGAAAATGTTGCATGCTCATTAGACACTAATGATAGATTTATAGCCAGACAGAATATACCAGGAGAAGCTTTTTTAAATAGTCCTTCTTTATCAGCTGAATTAACCGGAGTTGTCTTTCCGCTATCGGCATCCGCACAGTCAGCTGGTATTATAAAAGGTCAATCTTTTGATGCAGGTTATATGTCACTTATTAGATCAGCTACTGGGGACAGTGGCTTCAATGGTTCCTTTTTGCAATTTTTCGACTTTATACAAGACGGTAAAGCTAGGATTATTTTCGATAATTTAGCCTTATCTGATAAAGAAGATCCAATTTTAGATAGTATTAATAGTAGAATTTATGATATTAATTCAGTTGGCGATAGATTATTTGTCCAGTATGTGAATGTATCCGCAGGACAAGGCTTTTTGCAAGAATTTACACCGGAACGATTTAAATTATCAGCTTTTCAACTTAGTGAAACAGTACATACAGGTTATAAGATTGACTTTTTAGAAGAAAATAAAGAATTAAAAATAATGTCATTTGCAAGAGATTTATCTTCTAATATCGTAATAGATAAGATAAACGCTAATACCGGTACTATTGAAACGACTAACACCTTAATATTAACAGGTGTCAATACTACTAAGCGTACAGTATATGTAGCTAACGAAGCTATTCCGGTCACACAATTAGTCAATTCAACCGAATCACTAACTAGTCAGTACCCTAAAGGTATATACAAATACAGAAGAGTTGAAATTGATGAGTTTAATTCTATTATTCAGTTCAATAGTAGTTTTACTACTAAATTTGAACTGTTAAGTAATAATACGCCTCTCTTTAATCCTATAAATTACTATGCAGTGGATCAAAAATATAGCAGTTATAGAGATCAGCTAATATTTAAGTTTAATCTTAATTCATTACTTGATATTAAAACTTTAACAGAACGTTGGGATCGAGCTGGTCCTCCTCTATCTGCTACTGGGTATGCTTCCTTTACTTGGAGCCACCCCGGTGCACCGTTGAGTGGTTGGGATGGTGAACTTGTACCAATAATAACTGAAGATGTTACCAACGTTGAGATAATATTTAGGGTACCTAATGTTTCAATAAAAAATTACTTTAATCTTGATTTAGATTTAAATGCAGGTAAAATTCAACTTTATAATAATGGTATAATAATTGGGAGTATAAGTTTTAATCCGAATTTAATACCTATAGAAAGAATAATATACCCTGAGTTATTTATTAATAGTCAAAATATACGAAATACACCAATAGATAATATAATAAAAGATACTTCTTATAATAGTTCAGGTGGTACTTTGAAAAATTTAAAAGTACATAATACATCGTTTAACCTGAGTTTAATAAATTATTTAGAACTGCAAACTAAATCGATCGACCCGCTATATTTTAGAGTGCCAAGCGGTACCAGAAACAGTAATGAAGAAATTGATACTTTATTTACCTATAATATCCCAGGTAATACCAGTAATCATATTAAGGTTAACATTAAAGATATTGATATAAATAATGATATTAAAAAACAATTAGTAGAGTACTTGCAAAGTTCAGTAGAAATTTCTACCCCTTCACAACAAAAATTAATTTATAACGTGGATTAAAAATATGGCAGTTAATGATATAGCAACAAAATTTTATATAGGTCAAGATTTAAACAATACATCTAGCGATGAGTATAAATCTATTACTACATCAAAAAAAATAGGATATACTAATGGAAATGATTTTACATTTTTAGGTTCCAAATATATCGGTTATTATAATTACGATGGAGAAAGTTTTTACAAGACAAAAAATCTTCAAAAAGATAAATTAACTGTCGTCGAGGGGGTATATACCGATATTGTTGGTTCGACAAAGTTTTTCGATAGAACGATTTTTACAGAATTAGATACATCATATACATTGGATGATGTATTATTCAAACCAAATGAGTTAATTAATAAAAATTCAATCAATTTTAAATTAAATTTAATGTATGAAAATTTTATCGACTTATTTAGATTTAGTAACATTAATGACCCGCTGATACCAACTGAGTTTAAATCTTATGCAGTTTTATCTGCCTCAGACCAAGGTACAATATGGCAGTGGGTATCTTCTGATGTTAGGTTTATTTCTGGTGGTAGCGGTGGCCGTACTAATTTTCAAAGTGATTCTGGTTTAGTCCCATTATCAGGGTATAACCATCAATTTGTTGACGTTAAAAAACTTAATACTGTAACAATAAAAAGTACTAAAGCGGTAGATGAATATACATTATTTGTCTCAACTAGTTCATTTTTATATGCTTATCAATTAGATAATAAAGATACAATGTTTGATTTTGTTTTAAGTGCAAATGGAATTGGTGTCGATAATCAAATTACCTTTAAAGATATTACATCTATAGCAGCTGATAAACAAAATAGCATTCTTTATATAAATGATAGAGGTAGAAATCAAATTTATAAAGCTGAAACCAAAACCATAACTAATAAAGATAGAACGGGAATCAGAAAATTTAAACTAATAGAAACAATTGGTGCCCAAGGTAATGATGTAACCAATTTTACAGATAATACATATATTGAATATGGTAATAAAAATATTTTTATATATGACCAAATAGAAAAAACTATTAAAAAGTTTAGTGATAAGTTCGTATATAAAATCAAATATGGTAATACTCAATTATTTGAAGAAAATGAGTTTGTAAGTATGACGTATAATAATACTTTTGATTTATTATATATACTAACTAATACATATACAGTATTAGTGTTAAACGCTAATAATTTTGTTGAAGTTGATAGGTACACTCTAACGAGCAACCCGTTCGAATTTAGTATACCTTTAATAGGATTTTTTGAACAACCCAGTAAAATAGTTTTTTCTGAAAACGATAGCAATATATACTATTTACAGACCACTAAAAACGTATATAAATATTTTGTCAATACGCAGAGTAAAAATATTGAACGATTTACAATTAATATAGAATTTGATTCGCTAGCTTTATGGAATACAATATTTAGTAGATTTTCTGCTTATGAAGAAACATGGGATAAGTTACCTGATTTTGATAAGTTTACGTTAGCTGGTAATGGTTTAAATATTATTGGGGATGATAATAATTTAACAGATAAAGTATTGTTGTGGTCTAATAAAAGAGTATTTAGTTTTAATGAAAATAATGATTATATTTCAATGTTAAATACAACAAGACCTAATTTTTACAAAAAAAGCGAAATATTTATAAAAAACGAATATTTTAATAATATAACACTAAATTCGACGATTTACAGGCATTTATTTAATTTAAATTTACTAAGTAAAAATTTAAACAAACAATTACTAGCACAGTTTGATACCGTTGAAACTGATGGTTATCTAAGGTTTAAGGAATTTTTAGAATTAAGTTTTGAAGACAAAAAAATATTAAGTTTAACTGACCAAAAGCAGTTTTTTGCTGGTATTAATGAAACTTTAAATGGTAATACTTTAAACAGAATAATAACTAATATTTTTAATTATCAAAGTAAAGTAATTGAATCTGTAAAAACAATAAGACTTGGAGAAAGAATACCTCTTTTAAAGACAGTACTATTAGATAAATAATAATATGGCAACAGAGATTACAGGTTTAGCGGGTGAAATAGTAGCATTTACTTACCCATCACTTATAAAGGTTGCGGACAACCAATTTATACCAACAGTCCAAGGAGGTAATAGAACTCTTAATGCTATTTTTAAAAATAACAATAGAGGTACTGCCTCACCTAGTGCTTTAGCTAGATTAAGTGACGGTAGTGGTAATTTAGCTTCATTAGCAATTGGTCAAAACTTAGCCGGAGCTAAGATTTTTGGTCCTACATGTATTGAAGGTGATAGAACAGGTGGAGCCGGAGTGGCTGCAAACCTTTTAGAGGTTTGCAATGGTGGTGCGTGTATTGATGATAATATTTTCGTAAAGTCTGATAGTGGTAGCGGGGTCAATAATTTATGCGGGCTTTCATGTTTAACGTCGTTGAAGGTCGATACTACTAGTACCTTAGTTGGTGCTGCATTGCTTTGTAGTACATTAGAAGTTTGTACTACTTCCACTTTACATGGATGTGCAACCTTTAACGGTGGAGCGCTAGTTGCAGGTGGCACTTTAAACGTTTGCGGTATTATAGAAGCTCAAGGTAATATTCGATCAAAAGCTGATATTATTGCATTCCATTCATCCGATAGAAACTTAAAAAATAACATCATAAAAATTACTGATTCAAATAATGTTATTAATAGTATAAATGGTTACGAATTTGATTGGAATGATAAAACAGATAGAGAAGGTCACGATTACGGTGTTATAGCTCAAGAAGTTGAAAAAGTAGCTCCTACATTAGTTAAGAAAAGAGCAGACGGGTATTTATCTGTCGACTACATAAAGCTAATACCTTTTTTAATTGAAGAGGTAAAAGGTTTAAATAATAGAATTAAAATATTGGAGGAAAAATAATGGCAACTTTACAAGGAAAAAACATCAATACAACATACCCTGGTTTATTAAAAACCTTTAATAGCAGTCCAATTGGAACCGGCACTTTAATTACCGATGGTTTTGGTTGTAGCACAGCATTAACACTAGGCTCAACTGGTAATAATTCTTCATTTGATAGTTCTTTAGTAGTAAGTTGTAATGTAACTGCTGGTGGTAACCTAACTACAAATGGTAATTTATGCGTAAAAGGTGCAGGAGCTTTTGATGGTAGTATTAGCACATGTGGAGACACCACTACTAATGGTTTAACAGCGGGTAATTATAGATTTACTGGTTGTGGTACATTTAACGGGCCTCTAAGTTTACTTAACACATTAACAGTAACAGGTACTTCAACTTTAGGTACTACTAATTTAAAAAATACTGCAATTGATGGTACTCTATCTGTTAACGGTACTGTTGGTGTCGGTGCTTTATTAACAACAACTGGTTTACAAGTTAATGGTACTATTAATAGTACCGGTGATATCATTGCGTTCAGTACATCAGATAGTAGATTAAAAAATAATTTATCACCTATAGACTCGGAAAATTTTGTAAGCAATTTAACTGGTTATGAGTTTGATTGGAATGATAGATCCAAAAAAACCGGTAAAGGTAAAGGTATTATAGCTCAAGATTTATACAAGTTAGATGACAGTTTAGTGAGAGAGAATAATGAAGGTTACCTATCTGTAGATTATATTAGTTTAATACCAATACTAATTGAAGAGGTAAAAAGGCTCGGTAAAGAAATAGAAAAACTTAAAAAAATATAATTTTTACTAAGTAACAAAAGTAGGTTCAAAATATCTAAATGACCCAAAGCCTGATGTACCAACAAGTATAGTATTACTAGCTGAAAGCGTTGATAATATCAGGTTATCAGATTCATCTAACCTACCATAAATAAAATCACTAGTAGTTTCAACATTACTAATTACTTTAAAGTTTTCATTAGGAGCAGTAAAAAAGAAACTTCTTTGTTGGTATTGAAAGTTTTCATTTTCCAAATAATCTTCTTCTTGTTGCAATTTTGAAGAATTACCATCAACACTTAATTTAATTCTATAATTGTTTGCTGATAAATCTCTTGATGTTACTATATTATTAAATCTCGTTATATAAAATTTAACAGTACTTTCACTTGCATTTTGTTGTGGGACTTTATCACCATCATTGGTTATATAAATTTTATCCGGTACTGGGTCAGTTATATTAACTATGTAACTATTATTGCTTCTGAAAAAACTACCAGCGCTATTTGTTACTACCAAAGTAATCGGATAGTTACCAGAAGTTATATAAGTATGGAAGGCTGATAAATTATTTTCAATTATAGTACCGTCTCCGAAATCAATAAAAAAGTCTGTATCAGAAATTGTCGAATCTGCAGATAAAAAATCAGGTACTGCATATACTCCACCTAATTCACCGGTATATATAGAACTTTGCGACGTCGGTATCACAGTTCCTAATACCTGGTTTTTATTACTATTATAGATATTTAAAGGTATGCTGATACCTGATAATGTACTATAATCTTTATTAAAGCTGTAAGACATTCTATGTATTCTCTATGATTATATTAGCTAGTATTGATTTATCTGATAAATATGGGTACTTGAAAAATGGTAACTTTAAATCGCTGCCAATAATTCTAATATCATTATCAGGGTAAATAGGATTATAAACAACAAGACTTATACCATCAACTTCATTTATTGTCGTGGAGTTAATAATACGTCTTGTAATTACGCTTTCAACCCCTTCAATACCGAATATTTGATTGCTTATATCTTTAAGGCTCACCAAATCATTTAAATTTAAGCTTTCGAAATAATTTATAAATATATTATTAATCCGTTCTCTTAAAGCTTCAGTACTGGTGTTACTTAAAACGTTTCTTTTTATAACTAAAAATGATTCTTCTGCTATATCTTTCGTTATAGTTTCATTAACACCTGATCTAACTCCAAGATCAAAAGCTGTGTAAACTGGGTCGACAGGTACTAGATTAATATTTGCTTGTTGCTTTTCTTTAAAAGTATTTATAATGGAAGATTTTTGAGATGTAGATAAAAAGGATAAATTATTATTTGCATCTACATTATTAAATTTTGAAACTAAAAATAAGTATATGTTATTTGCTTGATTTATAGAATTAAAATTAACTTGGTTAAAAAGTACTCTACTATCATCATTAGGTCTATTTAAACCGATATTTAAAAAATAATTTAAATATTGGTCAACATATTCGTCATTATTTGATACACTAAACGACTTAAGTATTTGAGAGAAATTAGCATCTAAAAAATCATTATAATCTTTTAAAGTTATAACCCTATTTTGTAGTTGAAAGTTTTTAGATGCATTAGCTCTTATACTATCAACATCTTCTATATCTACTGGTGTAGTCGATTGTAAAGTATTATTAAACGCTAGGTATTGTATTTCTTGTACATCAATAAAATTAAATGTAGCATTATAAATGTTACGGCTAATTAAATCAAATCGAGGTGTAATATATAAATTTAAATTATTACCATCGAGTACACCAGGTGATATAACCCCGGCATCTCCCGAAGATTTTATATAATAGATATAAACTGAATCTCCTTCATTTAATTTTTTACCAAAGACACCATTACCAAATTTAAATTCGTATAAACCATTTTCATTTAATCTTTTTTCATAGACAGTGGAATCTGAATTTTCTAAAAATAAACTAGTTGTTTCAGTAAATTCAATTATTTGCTTAGTATTACTATCTTGTACATATATATCAATCGAACCACTATCTATGTTTACTGTTACATTATCGTCATTACTTTGAAGTGCTAATGGAATGGTTTCAAAATTCTCCCCTAAAGCTATAATTTCAGGGTATTCAAAGTATTGACCTTCTCTTAATATATTTTCACTTGAAAAGTTTGCTAAAGATTGATCACCTTTAACTGTCTTGTTAAACGTGCTATCATCTACAAATGAATAATAAAGACCACCAGCTAAGAAATAGCTATATCTTTTAATAGTATATGTATCAATTGGTAATAAGCTACTTGCTTTTAAATCAAATGCAAGTAATGAAGTTTGGTAACCTCTAGGTTTGTAGTCAATTAATTTAACAATCCTATTCATATTTTCATATATGCTGGTATCGGTAAACATTGCATCTGAAGAAGTCTGATTTAAATAAAATAAAAGTAAATGGTAACTATATGCTATAACATCTACTATAGACGACATATTACTACCTTCAAACGACTGATCGGTATAAATACCCCCGTCATTTAATCTCGTTTGAATTAATTCTTTTAGCGATTTCGCATCAAAAGCAGCATAACTATCTCTCGATAAACTAAAATCAGTTAAATTTTTCTCTGCCATAAATATATTTAATTAGTAACTATAAAAACCAGATTTGTTTAGTCTACCTTTTATATTTAGAGGATTATTATTAAACTCAGGTATATTTAACGTAATGTTTAATTCATACTCTTGTGCTTCAACATCCGATACTACCTCAATTTCTGTTATTTCAATCCTTGGCTCAAAACCAACAAAAGTATTACTAATAGTCTCCCCTATCACTCTAGCTCTTGCTTTAGATACCGGTAAAAATAGTAAGTCTCCAAAGTTCATACCAAATTCTGGATTTAAAATTTTTTGACCAGGAAAGGTGGTAATTAAATTTATTAAAGAATTTTTAATAGCTTCAAAATTTACTGACGTATTTAAATCTTTTAGATTTGCTGGGCTATTAGCGTCATCCCCTCTAACGATACCAGTTTTAACATCAAGATTTATATCCCTGTATATAATACCTTCTTGGGTTATATCTTTTTTCGTTTCTATTATATTTAATTTTATAGCCATGATAATATTTATTTTAGGATGAACGCGACCTAATAAAGTTGTATAAGGTATTAGTATTATCAACTAAATTTAAAACAAATTTACCATTATTTGTCTTTTGACCGTTAATAGCTTTTATTTCGAGAGGTGCTAGATCAGAAATTAATTTTATAACTTCTAAATTTAAAGTAGTAATGCCTCCGTTTTCATAATATAATTTTATTGAACCGGTGGATGATACTGTATTATTAAATGAAGAATAATTATGATTAAAATTAGTTAAATTTAAAGTGTCAGTAGAGGTTTGAAATTTCGAATACACTGTTTCAGTAGCATTATCTCCATAATCTATTTCTGCTTTATATAAACTCATACCGTCTAATGTTTGAACAACATTTCGGGTATCAAAGTTTACAAAAACTGAACCTGAATAAGCTAACGTAACTGTCCTAGAAAAATTCTCTATTGGAAATGAAAGGGATGGTAAAATTAAGTCACCTGAACCGCTTAAAAAGCTATAAACATTCGATCGTAAAGACTGATTAGTAACATAATTTCTTGTTGTAGTTATTGCAGTATTATTAAAATTCGTAAATATATCATTAGTAATAATAGAAATTTTATTGTTAATAATTTTATAATTTAAATGGTGTAAAACTAATGATTTAAATTCATCTTCAAATGTAGTGGTTAAAATAAATGAGTCATCATAGCTATTATAATTTAAATCACTATAAACTAATTTTGTTATTGTTTTATTATTAGTACTTGAATTAAAATTAAAATTATCTATAAAAAATGTTGACGTTTCAGTATTTAGTGTGCAAATTTCCTCTAGTATTTTCTTATTTGTATCAAATTTATATAATTGATAAGTAAAAATATTTGATGTACTAACCCCAGATAAGCTGATATTAAATTTATATACTGAACCATTATTAAAGCAGTCTTTGGTAATATAAGATAAATTAGGATGAGAATTATCTTTTTCAATTATTAATGGTGAACTTACCTGTTCTATATAATTACCGTCATATTTAAATGAATCTATAATTGAAAAAGAACTTAGATCTATACTATATGTATCTTCATACACATTAATATCTAATATACTGTTACCTGTTATTTCACTATATAAAGTATTATTAAAAGCAAACTTATTATAAATCTGATTAAAATTTGAATTAGCCAACGGTACTAATGATTTTGTAACAGCATCTTTAATATAAACTTGCTTAGTACAATTAAGTTTATTATAAAACCCTTTTAAAGGTTCAACGACCCCGTATCGATTTTCAGTTATATCAATTGTATTGCCTGAATCAAAAACTGAATCTTGTACGATATCAATATCGGATGTATTTCTTATTACACCTTTATCTGGTATTAGTTGAAAATATTCATTACCATATATGTCGGTTTCAATTTTATTAACTGAACCATAATTCATTAAATCAGTTATTGAATCTGAAAATACACCTTTATTGGTAATATTGATTCTTCTATTTTCGACCGATTGGTATGAATGGAAATAATGACTTCTTTCATCTGATTTTACTGTATTTCTTGATGAAGATGATGAAATATTTTTATAACTATTTTGATCAAAGTAAAAATTATAAGGATTTTTTCTCTTTGTATTACTTAAATTAACCACGTCACCGTATACACTTGGGTCAGGAAATATGTAAACATAATTTTCAATCAATTGAGGTTTAATTTTCTTTATAAATTCCCCATCAACTTTTAAAATTGAAAATTTAGTTGGATTAAAAAATAAACCTACGCTTCTTTCAAATTCTAAAGGAACCTTTTCTTTGGCTAAAACAGATGGAAAATTGATATTAAATAAATTTTTTGCTTTATTTTTGGCTTCAAATAATTTACCCGATACAAAACCTGTATTTGTAGTGCTCAAATAATAATAATCTGTACCTACTAAATGCTCTGATAATTCAGCTTCAAATAGAACTCTATATGTATCAGTATTATTTGTAATTTTATAATCGATAAAATCATCACTACGTAATAGACTTGTATTAACTTCATTGAACTCGACAACTAATTTATAAGGGTTTAATTCAGAAAGAGAAATTTTATTATTATTTAAAACTTGTACTAAAGCCCTATCTAAATCTAAGAAAGCATTTACATTTATATCATTGGTAATATAAGTTTCATTTGAGTCTACAGTTTCAGGATTTATATCAAAATAATCATTAAAGGTATCATAACCTAATTCGACATCTATCCTTAAAGAAGACAAAGAAACTATATTACCAGTATAATCAGGACTAATAAAAAAATTAGCAATATTATTTTTTATTTGATCTTTAACACTAAAATTACTTCCTTTACCTTGTTTTTCTCTTAATTCTCTTTGAAATGTATTTCTTTTTTCTCTATAGTAATTTAAAATTTCAACTATTTTAGACCTGTAGAAAGGAATAATTTTTGATAATGAACCGTCATCATAAAAATCTACAGTATTAAAAAATCTTCTTTGTTCTTCAGTTGAATATTTTAAAGTTAAATCATTGAAAAAATTTAAATAAATTGTTTTTATATTAATAGAATTATCTTTATTGTTTTCAAAATTAGTTTCTTGCCACTTATTTAAATATTTTTTATACAGTTTAAAATTTTCAAAATCATTTGTATCAATAAGTTTAATATAATTTAAATATTCGATAAAATTGAAGGGGCTACCAACATCATATTTATCATCAGATAAATTATTGGTGATACTATTGCTAACTACATAATCTGTAAATCTCATCATCTTCTATAATATTTAATATGGGTTATAACTATTGTTATTCTTCTTCTAAAGTACCAGCCTGTCTATGGGCTAGCCTAGCCCTTTTGCTTCGGATGTATATGACTCAACTTGAATACCATCTTTTTGTGTATTAAATTGAGGAGTTGCAATTACTCTATTTGTACTATTAATACCTTGATTTTTTGCTGATATACGAGTACTTTCATTTGAATCAGTCAATGTTAATGGTAAATTTTGAAACGTATGTGTATGTGGGTATGTTGCAATTGTATCCGCCAAGCCGTTGCCTAAGACATTATAAGGTACACCAGATATCGTTACGATTCCAATGACCGCCGCCGCCACTGTTTGTCCTAAAGTTTGCGTAGTATTTGTTATTTGTGTTTCTGCCGGTGCAGTAACATGTTGTAAGTATGTTTCACCCTCTACCGACAAACCACCACCGATGACAACATTTTTACTTACCCCTAAACCACTATCAACTAAAACTTGTCTTTGATTTTTATTGCGTAATTTTAAAATTTCTGCACTTATATTAATTACTTTGGCATCTATATTAACTTCATTTTCAGAACCAATGTTAACTTGTTGACCTGCAATATTTGTGATACTGCCTGATATATTAGTTGGTCCATATGACTTTAAATTTATACCACCAGCCCCTACCATAACATTATATCTATTATTAACATTTAAATTGTATGTACCACCAGGTAAATCTTGAACATCGACATACTCGAGTAGCGGCCCTGAATCACTATTCGTATAAGTGGCTTGATTACCTACAAGTACTTCGTTATTAATTAATTTACCAATTGGGTCTAATCTTATACTGCCGTAATCATTCATTACGGTTCCAATATTTTCTAATTTATTTTTACTTATTTCTATTATTTCACTACCACCGAGACCAAAATCCTTTTCTTTGAACATTAAATCAGCTTGTATAGCTAAAATCTCATCACCTAAATTTTTATTTTCTGGTGACCAATCCCCGTCTTGAGTCGATGGACTCTTACCATCTCCATTAACAAATGATTTACCAGATTCACTAGGCCAATCTTCGGGTGTAGTACCGATAATAAAGTTTGCAGCTTCTTTAGGTTCAATTGCAAGTGGTGGAGCGAGTGACAGTATACCGAGGTTTTTATCAAATAGAGGTGTACCTGCCCCTCCGTTTGTCGCGACTGATGATGAAATATTTAAATTAGGGTAACCACTCCCGGCAAATGTATTTATATTATTTACAGCAGGGTATTCATTTGTTTTCGTTACAGGAAAATCAGCAAAGCCACCGGATCGGGTT